TGAAGGCAATTTATACACAGTTGGTAGTTTATTAACAGACCCTGTAGGTATAGTTGTTTATACCCATGGTATGATAATATTAACAGACCAAGGTATATTGAGTAATTTTACTAGTTCAACTGTATTTTTAAATTTCCAAAGTGCAAGAACTATATATGAAACACAATATAAGTGTACTATTAGAGAAAGTGAATTTAATTACTCATTAAATCCTAGTTTAATATCAAGTAGTACTTTTGTTAATCCTTTATTAACAACTGGATCTATAAGTACATTAGGACAAGTATATGATTTTGTGACAGGTTCATTTTTTGCTCCATATATTACAACAGTAGGATTATATAATGACGATAATGAATTATTAGCCGTAGCTAAATTATCTCAACCTCTCCCAACAAGTAGAACAACAGATATGTCTATTTTAATTAATTTAGACATGTAATATTTTAAAAATATGAATAATTGGTTTTGGTATGAAAACATGGAAGTCAGAGAATTTAAAACAATAGAAGACTTCCCAGAAGATTGTTTTGGTTTTATATATGAAATCAAAAACACAATAACAGGTAAATTTTACATTGGTAAAAAAAGTCTTTATCATAATGTAAAGAAAAAACTCACCAAAAAAGAACTAGCTGAACAAACAGGTCCTGGTAGAAAAGCAACTACTAAAAGAGTACAAAAAGAATCTGATTGGGCTACATATTGGGGTTCAAATAAAGAAATATTAGAAGAAATAAAAATTAAAGGTAACTTAGCATTTACCAGAAAAATTATTAAACTAGTAAGAACTAAAAAAGAACTTACTTATTGGGAAACAGCCTACCAGTGTAAATACAATGTATTATTTGTAAACAGTTATAATGATAATGTATTAGGCAAGTTTTTCAAAAAAGACTTTGCTCCAAATGCTCTTCTTCATACATTATGATGTATGGTGAATCAACTGTTAATAACTTTAGTAGACTCTGTTTTAGGTAAAGGTAAAAATACCTCTAAAAACAACAGAGCATATCACTGTCCATTTTGTAAACATCATAAACCTAAACTTGAGGTTAACATGGATACAAATGCTAAAGGTGACAATCCTTGGCATTGTTGGGTATGCAATACTAAAGGTAGAAAATTAACTCGTTTATTTAAACATGTAGAGGTACCATTAGATAAACTTCAATCACTATATTCTTTAGTAGGTACTTCTAAATCTGAACATACAGAAGTTAACTTAGAGCTGGTTAAATTGCCTGAAGAATTTATACCGCTAACTGATGTGACATCCAATAATCTTATTGGTAGACGCGCTTTAGCTTACCTAAAACGCCGTGGTATTACCAAGTATGATATACTAAAATACCAAATTGGTTATTGTGAACATGGCCCATATAGCAATATGATTGTTATACCTTCATATGATGAAAAAGGTAATTTAAATTATTTTACTTCTAGAGGATTTGAAGAATTTTCTAGATCCAAATATAAGAATCCAAATGTATCAAGAAACATTGTTCCATTTGAATTTTTTATAAATTGGAATGTACCTATTATCTTATGTGAAGGACCATTTGATATGATGGATATTAAACGTAATGTAATACCTTTATTAGGTAAAAACATCCAGGACAAACTAAAGAAAAAACTAGTTACCTCACAGGTACAAAAAATATATATAGCATTAGATAAAGACGCAATTAAACAGGCTTTATCATTTTGTGAAGAATTATTAAATGAGGGTAAAGAAGTATATTTAGTAGAATTAAAAGATAAAGATCCAAGCGAAATGGGTTTTGAAAACTTTACTAAATTGATTCAAACCACTCAACCATTAACCTTCTCAAACTTATTTGAGAAAAAACTAGAACTAGTATGAGTACAATAAAACACTCTTATAATCGAATTTTAGAAATATCTGACGATCATAAGCAAATTACATTACCCGACTCTAGATTTTATAGACGAAACGGTAATTATTATCCATCTGTAACTTATGTTTTAAGTTATTACCCAAAAGGTAAATTTTTTGAAGATTGGCTTAAGAAAGTAGGGTATGCTGCTGAACATATTGTTAAAAAAGCAGCTGAAGAAGGTACTCAAGTCCATGAAATGATTGAAGAATATTTAAATGGAGCTGAATTAAAGTTTTTATCACCTCAAGGTTACCCACAATATAATCCTGATGTATGGCAAATGTTTTTACGTTTTGTAGAGTTTTGGGAAACTCATAAACCTAAACTTATTGAAACCGAAGTACATCTATTCTCAGATGAATTAAAAGTAGCAGGTACGTGTGATATGGTTTGTGAAATTAATGATGAACTTTGGGTTATAGACTTTAAAACATCTAACCAAATCCAGACTACATACGAATTACAGACAGCAGTTTATACTCAATGTTATAAAGAGTGTTATGGAAAAGAGGCTCAACGTAACGGAATATTATGGTTAAAGTCATCTAAACGTGGCCCTAAAAAAGATAAGATGCAAGGTAAAGGATGGGAAATAGTTGAACCGGAACGTACATTTGAAGAAAACATTGAAATATTCAAAACGGTACGTAAATTATTTGATCTGGAAAATCCAACATCATCACCTTCATTTGAATCGTTCCGAACTACTGCAAAACGGGAAGACATTTAATATTTATAATAAAAGACTTGGCTTGGCCAACATTCTGCATTATATTTATATAGATGATAAAACTAACTGATTTACTTAAAGAAATGATAAATAACCCGAAAGCCATTATTATGGCTGGGGGAGCATCAGTTGGTAAATCAACAGTACTAAAATCGTTACAACCCGTATTAAAAGGATTTGTAGACTTAAATGCTGACAAATACGTTGAAGATAAAAATTCTCCAATGTATGGTAATTTGTCTGCTGCTTCTGTTCAAATAAGAAAAACGGATTTACCTAACGCTGTTGACAACCAACAAAATCTTATTTACGATACTACTGCTTCTAATTTATCTACGTTGCAACCAACTTTGAATAAATTAAATGATATGGGATACGAAACCATGATGATAATGGTTTATGCTCATCCAATACACCTGCCTCTGAAGAAGAACAAACCGAAATAAATAATTTCGAAACAGCTTACCAGCAAGGAAAATTAAAAGAATATTTCTCAGATCTATTAGCATCAGGTCAATTCCAATCAACCTTTAGAAAAGATGATTCAACATTATCACCTGAAGAATTAAAAAAAAGAGAAAAAGACAGAGCTAAAACTAAAGTTACTTTAGATAAAAGTATAGATAAAATAGCTGATACTTACGATAGTATTCAAGCTAATTTAAATCCTGTTGATAGTAAAGATTTGGAGGTGGGTTTCAACCCCCAACAAAAGGCCACTTTGAAGTTGTTAGAAAAGCTTTAGAAACGTATCCTCAATTAACTGAATTTAATCTTTACGTAGGTACAGGTGGAGGCAGATCAGATATTACTCAAGAACAATCATTAGCTATCTGGAATATCTATAAAGACTACTTACCCAGTAAAGTAAATATTATTCCATCTTCTAATCCAATTTCATCTATTTACTCTTATGCTAAAGATGAACCTGATACTCAAATTAAATGGTTTTTAGGTTCTAGAGAAGACAAACCAGAAGATTTTGCTGATTTTGAAAAACGTACTAAATCTGCTTTAGGTAAAACAAATATTGAACCTATCAACATTGTGACAGCAGGTGGTGTTAGTGGTACTAAGGCTAGAGCAGTATTAGATAATAAAGAAGAATTTTTTAATTATTTACCTAATATTAAAGATTCTGATAAAGAAGAAATATATAACATATTACGTCCTATAGAAGAAGGAGAAGAAATAACCTCATGGCTTGAAGAAGAAATTAAAGGTGATAGTATAGTTTGTGATAATTGTGGTTGGACATGGAAAATAGAAGATGGAGGAAATGATTTATACATCTGCCACAAATGTGGGCATGACAATACCCCTCAACAATCTTCTACTGATAAATTTTTTGAACCACTACAAAATCTAGAGTTAAATACCTCTTCAAACCCATCTAGAGTTGATTACTATAAGGATCATATCAAAAATGTAGTACCATCTGATTTTAAAGTTGATAAACATAAAGATAAAATTGTAGTGTCTAACATCACTAAAAAAGGATTAGAACATAATTCTGAATTTAGAGACAAATTAGTATCTTTAACTTTATCCATGATAGACAATGGTCTAAATCTTGAACCACTCCCAGACATTATCTTTATAGAAGACGATAAGAAAAACGCGGATAATATATTAGGACGTACTGCTCACTATGATCCTAATACTAACTGTGTTACCTTGTATACCCACAGTAGACACCCAAAAGACATATTACGTTCATATGCTCATGAAATGATTCATCATATGCAAAATCTTGAAGGTAGAATTCAAGGTATTGAAGGTCATAATATAAATGAAGATGAATATTTACAAGAGTTAGAATTAGAAGCATATAGTAAGGGTAATATGTGTTTTAGAAGTTGGGAAAATGATTTGAAAAATGATTAAACTTACAGATATATTAAAAGAAATTGAGGAACAAAAATACACTATCTATTGTGATATGGATGGTGTACTAGTTGACTTTGACCAAGGCTATAAAGATCTCACTGATATGACTACTGATGAGGCAAATGCTAAAGGTAGAACAGCATTTTGGGAACCAATAGCTAAAGCAGGAGCCGGATTTTGGATTAGATTAAAATGGATGCCTGATGGTCAACAACTATGGGATTATATAAATCAATATAACCCAACATTACTATCAGCTCCATCAAAAGAAGAATCATCTAAAATAGGCAAACGAGTATGGGTTAAACAAAACATCCCAGGAGTTAAACTTATTTTACGTCCTGCCTCTCAAAAACAGCAATTTTCTGGTGAAAACCAAATACTTATAGACGATAGAGTAGATAATATAGAGCAATGGAAAAGTAAGGGAGGGATAGGTATCCTTCACACTTCTGCTTCT